CTATACATAAGAAAGGGTAAGAGAAAACCACATTTAGCCACATTTAGCCACAAACCACATTTAGCCACATTTAGCCACATTTAGCCCTAGGACACACAGACATGAAAGTTGTGACTTAGAGGACACTTCTGAATAACTAAATAGAAAATAGAAAATAACACTCAGACCGAGATTTCAAAACCACAAAAAAATATTTTGTCTGTCTAACTACGTCAGACAGTCTGACTACGTCAGACAGGCAAACACATGAAATATAGGTACTTATATCTGATATATATGCTGATTTAACTTTGCCTAGTCTGACTGCGTCAGACAGTCAGGCAATTACCGCCTTTAACTTTGCCTAGGACAAAAAAATATTTTGTCTGACGTAGTCAGACTAGGCAAACTTAAAGTTTCCCTAGGTCACTTTTTGACCTAGGCAAACTTAACTGACTACGTCAGACAGTCTGACGCAGTCAGACCTACATACCTACATACCTACATACCTATATATTTATATATTTATATAAGTATTATATCACCTACAGTTATACCTATATACCTACATACCTAGACTTTTGCAGAATGCATGTAAGTGACTGAAAAGGTTTGAAATGCAAGATAATCTAAAATCTTCTTATTGGGAAGAAGTCCATGGCTATACGCCTTATGGACTTCTTCCCGGCCTGGTGCAGCTAATTTCTGGGATCATGCACTGGACGAGAAGCTCTGCGACGAGAAGCTCTGCCGGCCATTAATTCTCATTCCGCTTCCCGTTCTGTGACGGTTTGCCGGCCATTAATTCTCATTCTGTGACGAGTTGCAGGGACGAGGGGCTAAACTGCAAAACTTCAGATATAATATAATATAATATAATGTAATGTAATGTAATGTAATATAATGTAATGTAATGTAATATAATATAATATAATGTAATGTAATATAATATAGATACGCGTAGGATAGATTTTTCTAGTCGATACCGCCTTACCGCCCTTAAGTTTCCCTAGGACACTTTTTGACCTAGGGAAACTTATCTGACTGCGTCAGACGCAGTCTGACTGCATTGGGAAGAAGGGCTATACGCCTTAAGGCATAGCCAATGTAATGTAATATAGTATAATATAGATACGCGTAGCGTATCTATGCGTATCTACGCGTATCTATGCGTATCTACACGTATCTAGCTAGCTAGATAGATTTTTCTAGTCGTTCCTGTCTGACGCAGTCAGAGACGAAGTCAGACATAGGTAGGGTAGGGGGAGGGGAAAGCCTAGTTGTGTTGTGTTGTGTTGGAATCTCTACATCACGGGAAAATTTTTTAGTTAACCACTTTTAGCCACAAATAATCTTCCACTACATAACCACCTTGAACCACAAAGATATGTGAGGTATAATGGGCAAAATAGAAAAGGAGAAAGAAGAAAAGAAAAGGGAGAAAGGGAGGAAATAACAAAAAATAATAAGAGGAAGAAAAAGAGAAGAAAGGACCAAAAGTTATGTCTAAAATGTCTAAAATGCCTAAAATGCCTAAAATGTCTAAAATGTCTAAAATGTCTAAAATCATGCCTCTACCCCACCAGGCACTAAGATTACTCCTAGCATCTATACTAGTACTCTTTCTAGTTACCTCAGGTACTAGTGGCTGCTCTACAATCACCTTACCAGATGGCACCCAACAGATTCAGCCAAGCAAAGAAGAACTCATAGCCTCAGCTGAGAAACTCATCAATGCAGTCAACTGGGTTATACCTGTGACAGATACCATAATGTTTGTCCTGTGTGACATGGAGACAGTCACGTATTCCAAGCCATGTGCCATATACGAAGTAATAGTATCCTCAGCTCGAGCGTCTCTTCTCCTGGTAGAAGAGGCCTTAGCCTCGTATCATGACCAACCCTCAGTTCTAACTCAGCAGAACCTTATATCAGCAATAACTAACCTCAAGAACAGCTGGCTTCGCCTAGATGCCGTCTATAAAGGATCTTTGTTACCAGGTGAGGAGCAACAAGCATAAACCCCACAGCTGGGCAAAGCTCTGATGGGCAAAGCTCTAATGGGCAAAGCTCAGCGCAGTGCTTACTTTATATGTTTATAGAGGACAACTCAAATGTCAAAACCAGCCCAGATACAAGATACACCACCTCAGCCTCAGCCTCAAGACCCAGCACTTTCGTCAAGCTCACCTGGGGCTAAGAGCCCCATTAAGTCTAAGCTGAATTGGGTAGGAGCTTTTTTGGTAGCTTTGGGTACTGTAACAGATCCTGAGTTTAGGGGACTTTTCGGAGATCTAGTGCCTCCGAATATACTTAATAAGATAATGTTTATTAGTGGCTGGCTAGTACTAATCTTCAGGACTCTAGGCACTAGCAAACCATTAAGCCTAGATTGGAGGAATCCATGGAAGTAACTGAGGCAGCACACAATGAAAACACCAAAGCAACATGACAGAAGACAATACTTTTACTACTCTTACCTCGGACTTAGCTGGCTTTGTGTAGTTACGTTAGTTATATTTTTGGGGCTAGACTGGAAACCCATCATAAAAGTCCAGTCCTGTTATAGTGGGTCTTATTCTCACACGAACCCTACTCGAACAGGTAACTTAGTAGGCTTTAAGAAGTTTTTTATAGGAGTTAGGGCAGCTTTCTAGCTACGGAGACCACACCGATGCCAAAGAAACTTGAACAAGCTTTGAAAGCCAAAGCAAATCGCATGGGCTTGAAAGGCAAGCAAAAAGACGCGTATGTTTATGGAGCACTCCGCGAGACAGGATGGAAGCCTTCGAAGGAATATAACCCAACCAAAAAAGGAAAGAACTAATGCCCAAGACAGCTGACCCCAGCGAACCTAGGATAACAGACTCTTCGGCTAGGACAGACTCGTCTGTCCAGGCTTCTCTTCAGGGGTGTAGGCCTGAGATAGACTTGTTTACTGAGTGGGCTAAACAGACTGCTGTGATGTTGAATGAGTACGGAGAATCTTAGATTCCCTGGGTCACTTTCTGACCTAGGCTAACTTACTTCTTCCGTAGGATACTTAGCTATGTATTCTTCTTTTGATACCATAAAAAACTCTAGGGACCGCAGGAGGACTAGAAGTCCTGAGGGGCCTCAGATGCAGCTGAGAGAACTTCGCCCGAGGCATCATGAGATTATCAGGCTGGGGCTGCTTGGATTCAAGAATAGGCAGATAGCTAGGATGCTTAATATTACTCCTCAGAGTGTGACTATTTGCTTGAGTTCGCAGGTGGCTCGTGAGTATATGTCCTTGCTTCAGGCAGCCAGGTCGTGTAATGCAGTGGACTTGGCTAAAGAAATCTCTGATTTTGCTCCTACGTGCGTAGAAGTAATTAAGGAAGGCATACAAGACGAGACAGTTCCTATGCCTGTACGTATGAGGGAGGCTAGGGAGTTTCTGGGGCTAGGAGGCTATGTAAAACCCCAGAGAATATCTGTACAAGGAACAATCACTCATCTCACGCCTCAGGAAATAGATGAGATAAAAAAGAGAGCTTTGCAGACAGCTCAGCTAGCTGGGGTGCTGTCTTCTCCAGCTGACCAAGAAGATAAGGATATCCTACATAGTACCGAGAGTCCATCTGAAGAAGACTCACTTGATGTTGAGTTCCTGGAAGTTTCTTCATCATGTGTCGGTACCGAAAAGGAAAAACAAGGCCAAAGTGCTGAAAGTGCTGGTGGCAAATGACTGCGTTATATGCGTGGAAGAAATCATACATATAGTTAATTCCAGGTAAAACTATATACCCATAGGGTCTTTCTTCCACGTAATATAAAAAATTAACACTAGATAGGGTGTTTTAATATATTGCCTAGGACACTTTCTGACCTAGGGAATCGAACCAAGAAAGGGAGACTTATAATGGCAGGTTCGTGTACAACAACTAAGAAAGTCTGGCATGAAGTAGGAAAAACTTGGTTTATTGTGGTAGAGTTTAGTTGGAAAAGTGATACAGATGGGGATGTTTCGGGTGTTGGGAGTATCTCTAATATTAGTGGTAGAGTAGAACAGGTTGAGTTTATTCCTGCTTCTGGTGATGTTACTCCTAGTGCTGATTATGATGTACAGATATTGGATGAGTGGGGTAGGGATGTTCTTTTTGGATGTGGGGCTAACTTAAGTGCTAGTGCTGCTGCTTTTGATAATATTATGGTTCCTTACTCTAATGATGGAGAGAAAGTAAATCTTATTAACACTTCTCTTAATTTGGTTGTAGCTAACGCAGGTGATAGTAAGGAGGGAACAGTTATTTTACTTTTGAGTTAGTTTTAGGAGATATTATGCCTACTTTGTTGAGGGAAGTTAAAGAAGTTACCGAGGTTGGAACTGTGGAAACCAGGAGAGTTATATTGTTTGGAATAGAATGGTTTCCATCAAACACGGGCCAGGACTTGAAAGTAAGTGATGGTAACGGAAATCTTTTGTATAAGGTAAGATCTACTGGACCAGCTCCTAACGGCGAAAGTGCGTATGTTGAGTGGAAGAGTTTTTCGGATATTTTTGTTGATGGAATTGAGGTAGATACTATTGATGGTGGGACTGTGTATATTAGTTATAGCTAACTAGTTAGGAGTGTGTTTATGCGAAGGTCTAGGCCTTATCAATATTTAGCTACGGGCGAAGCCAATGTAATTGGGGTTCCTGGTGCTATGGGTTTTGGGGTGGGGATATGTCCTTCTTATTATTTGCCTGCGGGGTTTACTCCTTTGCCTGGGTATGACATTAGGGGACATGTGAACTATGGAAACTATCAGTATGAAGATGGCTCGGTTATGTGCTGGATTCCCAAGTTCTATTATAAGGTTGGGACTGGCAGTAATGGGCTATCCGTGAATGTTGTGGATATTAAGGGAGGAGCTTCATTCGCGAATACTGCGGCTGCAAATGATGCCGGGTATGCCCTGCATCGAGCCTTCATCGATGGTGGTGTGGAGCAGCCCGGTTTCTTCATAGATAAGTATATGTGCAGCCTAAATGCGAAGGGGACTGGCTGGGTGGCATCCAGTATTCGTAACGGCAACCCAATCTCGATTCATGCAAATCATAACCCAATAGCCGAGGTGACGTCGGTCGACCTCGGCAACATATGCGCCGCGGCCATCCGGGCAGCTAAAGGGAGATCTGGAGTGAATGGCGCTTTGGATGCAGCATCCATCTTCCATTGCGCGTCCAGATTTCAATACGCAGCCCTGGCGCTCCTCTCACTCGCTCACGGCCAGGCGGCGGCATCCACCGCCAATTGCGCCTGGTGGCAACCTGGGAAGGCATATCCCAAGGGTTGCAACAATAATGCCCTACGGGATGTCGATGATACGTCAGTGCTATACATCTCGGACGGGTACTCCAACTGCGGAAAGACTGGGTCTGGAAGTTTGTTTGCTAAAACCACTCATAATGGCCAGGACTGCGGGGTTGCGGACCTAAACGGTTTGATGTGGGAAATTTCTATTGGCGTCGCCAGTATCGTGGCCAGTAAAAATATTGTAGGTGCGACCAAAGCCAACCCATGTGAAGTGACTGTAAATGCGCATGGATACGCTAATGGTACGATTATTATGATAACTAACGTTGTTGGCATGACCTCGCTTAACAACAGACTTTATACCATTACAGTTACTGGAGAAAATACATTTACCTTGGATGGCGTAAACTCATCTGGGTACACGGATTATGTGAGTGCTGGTACGGTTACTACTGGAACATTTTACGCGGCAAAACAGGCTACCAGGATGAAAGATTTTACACCAGGAAAGTGGTCCGTGGCCACGGACCACTGGGGAGCTACGGGAATAGCCGCGATGATGGAACCCTTCTCCCCGGCTTTCCAAACTGCCGGCGGCGGCATTTTCAATCAGCGGTTCGGTAGCGGAAACCAAGTACTCTCGGAGGCGACAAGTGGTGATGGATGGCTTCTTACCGGACTTGGAATTCCCAACGATGCGAATGGTATGGATACGTCTGGGACCGATCCATTTTTTGGCAAGGATCAATACTTTCAATATATCCGCAATGATCTATGTCTCACCTCCTGCTTGCGCTGGTACTCCGGTTCGTATGCGGGGGTTTGGGCTGTCGTATGGTCCGGATATCGGGAGCTCGTGGCCCCCTATGTGGGGTTTCGGTGTGGTGCCTACTTAGTTTAATGTTGTGCTCCTGTGTTAGCTGTAGATCCGATAGGATGAATTATTATAGGAGAAAACAAAATGCTCACTGACGAAAAACAGCAACAAATTGAACTTTATGGTCAGCTATTGACCGGAGACGAGACTGAGTTAGACCTGGCAAAACTTGCGCGTATTCAATATCTCAAGACCAAAATGCGACCAAGATTAGCTGCTCAGATCGGAGATTACGGAGACAATATCACTGATGTTACGCGGGCTTTGGTTCTGGGTGAGGCGATCCGCATAGGTATTGTTACAGATATAGACACAATTACACTCTATAACCAGTATATTGATTTCATGTTACAGGCTTATGGGGGTGCCGAAGCGATTTTGAAAGTCCTCGGTGAGAATGCGAACTCACTGAGCAATCATCTGGTGAACGGCTATTACTCTGCAAAGCAGCAAATTATGGCTGTGATGGAAGATGATGAAGATCCAATCACGGCAATCAATTCAGTGGATTTGGAATGAATATAAGAACATTAATCGCATCCATTGCAGGCGTCTTCATGATGCTCGTTTTTGGCTGCTGCACGACTGTCAAAAACGACATTTATGCTGAGGCATTTGTTGTTTCGAACCAGCCTCCCCGCGAGATACGAGTACTCGTGTTTTATGATGGGCATGTGACTGAGCAGCAGATATCTGAAGTTCTTGGTAAGACCGCCTCGAGCTTAAACGAGCAGGTGGGCATTACGTTACTTTATGACGTAATTCTTCCTTCTATGTGCATGAGAGGACATGCGGACTATCCTGGTGGCGCTGTGACTCGTTTGGTGGAATGCTATAACGAGTTTCAGACTACTAACAACATTGGTGATGAGTTTGATCTGATTATATCTTTTCAGATAGGGTCTGTCGTGTCTGATGTTGTTGGTGGTTTGTTTAGGAATGTGTTTATTCCTACTTGGGAAGGTGTGATAGATAATACTTGGCGCAGATATATAACACTTCGTACTACTGATACATGGGTAGTTTTGCATGAGATATTTCATGCTTTTATTCTCGAGTATGATCATTCTATGTGCGGTATTATGGCTCCTGTACAGCTTCAGATTCTTCCTGGAGTAGGAATAAAGTCTAGGTACTTGTCTCAGGCAGACCGGAGAGAAGTACTTAAAAACAAGTTTCGAGTTTTTAGAAACATAGAAGGACCTAAGTAATGCTCCTAAAACAAGATGACATTATCCAAGATATCCTCTCTTCTATGTATTTAAGCACTCGAGTTTTTGCTACTACTATTTTCCCTAATCTTTTTAGCTCTTCCTTTAGTCCTCTTCATACCCAGATTTTTGATCTTTTAGATAGCGGTGCTCGTAAGATTGCTATTGCTGCTCCTAGAGGTATAGGTAAAACAACTATAGCTAGGACTGTTGCAGCAAAAGGGATACTGTGGAGAGATATTAACTTTATTTCTTATGTATCTAACTCTGCTACAGTAGCAGAAATGCAAACTGAGAATTTGAAGCACGAGCTTTTATCTAATGTTTATGTGAAAGAACTTTTCGGGGATATTACTATTACTGATACAGAGGGGCCTAAGAAGGCTGAGGAGAGTTTCTCTAAGAAAGCTTGGACTGCCTTTGGATCAACTTATGTTCTTCCTCGTGGTGCTGGACAGCAGATACGAGGACTTAACTGGAGAGGCTATAGACCTCAACTAATTATAGTAGATGACCTTGAAAGTTCTGAAGAAGTACTGAACGAAGTAAACAGGCAAAAACTAAAGACCTGGTTTTTTTCGGATGTTATGAAAAGTGTGGATTTTTATTTGGATAACTGGAAAATAATCTACATTGATACGATGAAACACGAAGATTCTCTTTTAATGGATCTTGTTCAGTCTTCGGATTGGGAATCATGTGTTTTAAGTATATGTGATGAGAACTACAATTCATATGCTCCCGAATACATGACAACAGAAGAGATAAAAAGGGAGGTAGAAAGGCATAGGGAAGCTGGATTATTGGATTTGTTTTATCGGGAGTTTATGAATATCCCTATTTCGACAGAAGATGCTGTTTTTAAGCAGACATACTTTAAGTATTATGAAGAACACGAAGAAAAACTGGATCAAAATAAGCTAGTTGAGAATGTAGTAATAGTAGATCCAGCAAAAACAGTAAAACTTCATAGTGCTGAGAGTGCAATAGTAGGAATAGGAATTAATAGATCAGATGGTAGGATTTTTATAAGGGATCTTGTTGCAAAGAAACTACATCCTGATGAGCTATATGCCGAAGCTATCAATATGTGTATAAGACTTCGAGCAAGGGTTCTTGCTATCGAAGTAACTAGTCTTAATGAGTTTATCACATACCCGATAAAGAACGAACTTAGTGCCCGTAATGTCAATATAGAACTTGTTGAGCTTTCGGCTCGCAATAAAAAAGAGTTTAGAATAGCTGCTCTTGCGCCTTTTTATCGTAAAGGCAGTATTTACCATAATCCTTCTGTGTGTGGTCCTATAGAGGCACAGCTTTTATCTTTTCCCAGGTGCAAAAGATTTGATGCAATAGATGCTGAGGCATATGTAGTTGAGTTGTTGGAGCATGGGGAAAGATATTTTTATTCTGACTCAGATGACGAACCTAGTGGTTTGGATGTTTTTGCGGACATGGACGAACCGGCTTTTGAGGGGTGGAGAGTAATCTAGCCTAGGTCAAAAAGTGTCCTAGGCAAACTTAAATAATTATAGGAACTCTTCTATGCCTGCACAAGTAGTAAAAG